AACGCGCGCAGGTTCTCGGGCGTCAGGTCGGCCAGCTTCCGGGGCTTCAACCCAGTGTCACTCGACATGCCACCAGCTTACACCCAGAGGTAACGCGTCATCGGGGGGACCTCGATCCTAGAAGGGGCTAGTTTTGGAGCCCCGCGCTCTATACGCGTATCACGCGGTAACGCGTCTGCGTGATGCGTTACCTCAAGGGGAGTTTTTCCAAGGACTGGGGAGAAACCAGTTCCTTCCTCCCTTGAGACCCACGCTGACCTGCATAGCTTCAAAGTCAGCGTGGGGGGACCCATTTTGTCCGTTTTGAAATACGAGCAACTCGGACACACCCGTTGTATACCGGGACACATCCCCCACAACCCTCAACCTTCACTTGAGGTTTAGGTATATATGCGGGGACATCTAACTCACATCCCAGGCATGCCTGTTACCTTAGCCATTAAGACATCTCGGCGGCCGGGTCTCAGGGCAGGCAAAAGGCCGGTTGACCAGGGAGAACAGGGGAGAGACAACCTGACAGTCGTCCCCGTCATCGCTTGAACCTTCAACCGATCCGGCCGACAGGGCCAGCCGAGCGGGGTGCGGGTCCGGCATCGTCACGGTCTTGTTCGCGATCGTCGTGATCCGGCGCCTGCACTTGTGACCGGGCGCCACCCCACACTCCGGGCACACCACGTCATACCCCGTCCCGGAGCGCTGACTGCGACGCTCGGGGTGGAACGAGTCCATCGGGATCAGCGCCCCGTACCCGCCCCTGCCGGTCAGGCACCGGAACCCCGGGCCCACACCGCACACCGGGCAGGTCCGCGAGAGCGCGCCCGTGGGCGCCCCGTGCCACCCCCGGCCCATCCCCCTCGTCATCAGATGTCCTCCCACTCACTCCCGATGCCGCGCCGGATCACGGTGCCGTCGTACTTGGCGAAGTGGGTCGCCCAGTCCTTGCCCGCTCCCCTGACACACCTCCGGGCCCAGTCCTCCCGAGAGGCCTCCTCGTAATCCGAAGCCCTCTGCTCCATCTGCGCCAGCACGGCCTTAAGCGCCTCCCGGGACCCCTCCCCGTACGGGTCCGGCGTCCGGCATTCGCTCTCCGGGGCCACCTCGCTGTGTATGTGCGACGGATTGACGCACGGGACGACCGGCGCCGGGTGGTGCTCACGCCGGTACCCGCACCCGACCGACATCGTGACCACGCCCGTGGTCGCCGGGTCGCCGCTGCCCTTACCGCCGATCATCGCCGCGCAGTACTGCCCGTCCCCCTCGAACGGGTGGTCCCGCATCGCCTCAGCCCGCGATCGCGCCTTGCGTTCCTCCGCGTCAGCCCGCTCCGCCGGGGAGGAGCCCATCACCGGGTACCCGGTGTCCGTCTTCTCCCGCACGTGCCAGCCGGGCGGGTCGTCGTCCTTCACCGCGATCCGGTCCAGGTCGCCGACTCGCACGTGCCAGCCGGGTGGGTTGTCGTCCTTCACCTCTCTTACCGCGCGCGAGGCTTTACCGGATCGCGTCTGCGCACCGGTGGAGCTGTTGCACGTCGCGCACGCCGGGCGGATGTTGTCGCGCCGGTACGTCCCTCCCCGGCATCCGGGGATGATCCGGTCCACCGTCAGCGTCTCGGCGGTCAGCAGGTGCCCGCACCGGTAACACCGGCACGCCGCCTCACAGCCCTCCGTGCCGATCAGTACCGGCAGTACGACGATCGGGGTGGTACTGAACCGGCCCCGGATCACCTTCACGTCCACGTCCGCGCGGTACGTCTCGATCAGCCACATCCGGCGCCGCTCGCGGTCCGTACTGCTTCCGCGTGCGTTCTGGTTCGTCGTTCCCCGTCTGGTCGTCATCAGACCCGTCCCCTCATCCTCTTGTTGGGTCTCTTGCCCGTGATCCGTTGCCGGGTGACATGTACGTTGCGCGAGCGGCCGACGTGCCAGCCCAGGCACTGGGAGCACCGGTACACGCTCACCGAGTCCGGCCGGACCATGTACCTACGGATCAGCCGCTTGCGCTCGGCGTCGGCCGCGTCCTTGTCCTCATGCCGTGCCTTGCCCGCGCACTGCCGCATGTACCCGGCGCTCATCGCGGTGACCGGGGGATCTCGATGCGGACCATCCTCAGGTCCCGCCAGGTCCAGGTCTTGTACCCGTCGCTGGTGAACGCCGTGATCTTGACCATGTCCCAGGACAACTCCGGCGGTGCCTCCACGGTGCCGATGTGCTGCCCGGCAGCGTCCACCAGCACGTCGCCCACAGACAGGTCGGCCGCGTCCATCCGGACCACCCGGACGTTGCTTTCGTTGAACATCTGCCCTGCTCCCCTCGATCGATTGCTGTGTTTCTAACGTACCAGTCATGCCTTCAAAGTTCAATGCACAAGGGGCCCGGCCTTCCGACCGGGCCCCTTGACGCTTACGTGTCAGTCCTTGCGATCCGCGAGCATGTCACGCACCCGCTTGGCCTCCAGCCGGTCGGTCCCGTCCCACCCGGGGATGTCCAGGTTGCACCGGATCACCTCACACGCCGCGCTGTCCTGCGGCACCATGCCGTCGTCCTCGGCCTCCTCGATCAGCCGGGCCAGCTCGTCCACGTCGTCCCACACCCGCTCGATCAGTAACGGGTCCGACGACCGGATCCAGCCGTTCACGTAGTACCTGCCCGTCGCCGGTTCCCACCGGACGCTGAACCATTCGCCCTCCGGCACCGACCACCGCCCGGTACCCAGTCCCGGGTCGTCGCGCTCCGCCTTACGCGCGGACCGGCGCTTGCGGATCATCTCGCCCAACTGACCGGCGCAGATCAGCCCCATCCAGGTCCACAGCAGGAATGCGATCAATCCCAGTACGACCCGGGGAGTGTCTCCGGCGTCCTGCGAACGCTGTCCCGCGATGGTCACCATCACCAGCGCGGTCACCACCAGAACCAGGAACACCACCCGCTCGGTGATGGCCCAGGTACTCGGTACCCCGCTATCCTTGTCCTGCTCAGTCATCTCATCCTCTCCTTGTCGCAACGCGGGTACGGCCGGGTCTCGTCAACCCGGCCGTATCTGTCTCTACTTCACGAGAGCGTCAGTGTCTCCCCCGAGTAGCACCGGCTCATGGGCGTCCACGTGCCGCTGTGCCGACACCACGGCCTGGTCCCGGTTCCACCGATGCACCGGCTTTCCGCACTGGGTGCACGATCCGTACCAGCCCCGGGCCCGCACCGGGTGTCCCGGGCCAGTGCCCACCAGCACGATCGCGATGCACGGGTCCGCTCGATTGAACACCGTCGTACAGGCCATCATCCGCTCCGCTCTCTCGGTAGTTGTCACCTTACCGTCATGACTGGTACGTTGGCAACGGCCCCGGAGACACCGGGGAGGAAGCGAGCACCTGATGACGACCGACCCCCGATCCTGGTTCCTGACCAGCCAGGCGCTCGATCACCACGCGACCGCAGCCGCGCTGGAGGAAGCCATCAACTCGACCGGGACACCGGTGTCCGGACTGGCCGAACCCCTGGCGTCCGAACTGGCCGCACTCGGGTACGCGCTGGTTCACATCGACGGCGAGCACGGTGACCTCCCCGTGATGGCCATGGACATCCAGATAGACGGCCCGGCCGTGCCCGGGTTCCTCGACCGGCGGAAGGACTGAACCGTGCACGCCGAGATCACCGAAGAGCACACCACTCGCACCGTGACCATCACGGTCAAGGACGGCCCAGTGATCGACGGCAGCCCGGCCATCAAGGTCGATCAGGTCCGGGTGGTCATCGAGGACGGCAGTCCGGTATGGCTGTCCGTCAGCGGAGGTGCGATCCGGTGCGACGGAACGCCCAGCCCGCATCATTGGGACCGTGGCGCCCGGTCGTGGGAGCGGTACACCCGTGTGACCACCAAAGCTGGCAGCAACATCGACGCGGCCCCGCCCTGGATCGGGATCATCTGGAACGGCGTAGCGCGCGGCGTGACCAGCTGGCACCTGATCGAATCCAGCATGACCGGTGAGTGACGTGTTCAGCGCCGGTCCCGCCGGGAAGCCACCGAAGAGACCGGGAGCGGGGGAGCGACCGCCGCCTGGACCACGGCCGACGACCCAGACGCACAAGCGCAACACGGCCCCGGGCAGGTAGGAATGGCACACCCTCCCCGGTGACAACATGTACGTCATGACTGTAAGGTGAGAGACAGAGCGGCGACGGGCCGCGAGGATGGGGAGGAACAAGATGGCAGGCAAGCACCGGGCACCCGATCACGAGAGCGTCGACATCGACCTGACCGGGACGGCGCCGAAGCCCAAGCACGCGACCAAGGACGACCGCAACGTCTACAAGTCGGAGAACGCCGAGAAGCCCGCCGGGTCGGATCTCCCGGCACGAGGCCGGGGCGTGACCATCGAGGACGCCTGATCCCGCACACAGAACGGCCCCTGCTGTCTGGACCTCAGCAGGGGCCGTTCCTTGTCGTCAGGTTACTCGATCGGGCTGACCTGCGGCCGGATGCCGAACAGGGCGAAGCCCGCCAGGATGATCGTGCCCAGACCGGTCACGGCGGCGTCCGACCAGTGCAGGCCGTATTCCGCCAGCAGGGAGGCACCCGCCGACACCACCGCGACGAACAGCGCCGGAGCGATCGGCCGGGTGGTCAGCGCGATGACCACGCCGGTGATGAACGTGATGATCGCCGTGGCCTGACCGGCGTTCAGCCAGTCCAGCCCGAGCGACACGGCCCAGGTGAGGACCGCGCCGATCAGCGCCAGCCACAGAGCGGGCTCCCGGCCCAGGATCTTGATCCTCATGCCGACAGCTTGGCGGTCAGGGCGGCGACGGCGGCGGTCAGCTCAGCCAGCTGCCCGGAGATCTTGTCGAGCATGTCGGCCTCCAGCCGACCACCCTGGTCCGGGTACGAACGGCCGAACGCGAACCGCTCGGCGTCCGCGTAGTTCTGCCGGTTGAACCGGTCGGCGGAGTTCGCCGGGTCCTTGGGGTCGTTGCGCACGGCGCGCCCGACCGACGCGTAGAACTCTTCCATCTTCATGTCGTCCGGTCCTATCCCCATGTCGTCGAGTACGGCAATCGTGTGGTTCATGTTCCACGGGGAGCCGTCGTTCTCGTTCTGCTCGTGGCTCTCCCAGTGGACGTGTTCGGTGTGCGGGCTGGGCCCGGTGTACGGGTCACGCGCCCAGTTCCGGTCATCGTGCTGCGCGATCTGCCGGTTGTGAATCCACAGGTGCGCTCGCGCGTCGGCCTGGAAATCGGCCTTCAGCGCCTCGATGATCCTCAGTTCGTCCTTGGTGCCGGACGGCGTGCTGGATGCCAGCACGTTCACATCCTGGTCGAACGCGTCGACTTCGCCGTCGGCGTCCGTCTGGTGCTGGCTGCCACCACCGTGCGCGTCGTCGGCGTACCCTCCGTCACTGGCCGTGCTACGGCCGGGCAGTAGTGCGTTGATCCCGTTGCGCCATGAGTTCAGCGCCGGATTCAATCCGCCCCAGTTGGCCATCGTGTCCCTCCCCTCTTCCGTCTACCTCACAGTACCGGCTGTCAGCCTCGCCGCGCACGCCGTGTCCTGGCCCCCTTCCTGGCCATCCTGGACCGCTGCGCGTGCGTCACGCCCGCATTCGCGATCCGGGCCGCGCTGCTCTTGCTCTTCCCCTTACGCCGGAGGGCGCGATACACCCGGTGCCGACTGCGTGCCACGTACCCCTTGCGTCCACCCGCTGAACTGACCACTGACGTCACCTCCGGGTTCCATGCTCCTCCCGGGCGCAGACACAGAGAAGCCCCGCCAGACGCTTCCTGACGGGGCTTGACTCTTACGTGTCACCTGATGTGGATGACCACCTCGTGATCGGTCTTGCGCTCGTGTTCGCGAGCCTCGTCCTGAGTCACTCGCGGGTGGTCCAGCCGGTCGCAGTCTTCACAGTGGATGTCAGTCATGAGAACTACCTTACAGGCATGACTTTTAAGTGTCAACGGTGCTCTGCCCTGACACGTGGTCAGGTGCTTGCGGCCCAGCAGCACCGCGCCGGTGAAGGTCCGGTCTACCAGCTGCCACGGGGAGCGACCGTGCCCGACGTTCGGACACGTCCACACCCACCAGTCGTCGAACAGCCGGGGCCGGTTCATCGCACACCGGTGTGTTTGGCCCGGCAGCACGCGCACGTCTTGTCGAACATCGCGTTGCACTGGCCCATCGCGCACCCCCAGCAGGAGGCGTACGCCGGACCGGTCTGCCGCAACTTCTTGACCAGCCGGACCAGTCGTCCGGCCTTACCGGCCATGGTTCATGGCAGCGATCACGTAGCCCTGGTTCTCCAGACCCCGCTCCATGGCCCGTGCGCGAACCGAATCCGCACAGTGGTCCGTGCTCTTCCAGGCCAGGGCCAGCGCGGCCCGGCCCTCGGCCCCGGCCTGAGTCAGCTGGTCCATCCCGATCATCCGGGCGAACCAGTCGGCCGCCGTACCGACACCGGTCCCACCGGCACCGCGTACCCCGGTGTACTTCTCACCGACCCAGGCGATCATCGCCCGGTCCAGCGACTCGTACAGCTCCCCCACCTTGGGGCGACCACGGCTGTCCGTCTCGTCCGGCTTACCGTAGGCGAACAACGGACGGTCCCCGATCGAGGCGAACCCGTGCCCCTCCACCCGATAGAAGCAGACCTCCGGCATCTCCCACCGGTCGGTGAACTTCATCTCCTGTTCCTCCTCTCCCCGATCTGCGCGATCCATGCGCCGATGAACACCAGCTGGACCACGAACCAGCTGAGCGTCCAGCGTTTCGACGAACACCCGTCCCGGTAGTCGTCACTCACGGCCGCTTGCTCCTCTCGCTGTAGACCGGCGTCACGCCGACCTCCCGGGCAGCGTCGTCGATCATGTTCAGGATGTCGGCCAGGACGAACGTCTGTTCGCCGCTGGGCTTACGGTCACGACGGCCCAGTGCCACATCGTTCTCGGCCGCGCCCTGTGCCCAGCCCTTGGCCGCCATCTCCAGAGCCGCCAGTGCCTTGACCGCACCGGCCAGTTTGTCCGCCTCGCGGGTGGCCCCAGGGGCGACCGTCTCGGCACCGCGCCGCTTGCCATCCTCGAACGCCTCAGCCACCGCCGCCTTCAGTGCCTGCTCACTGATCAGGCCGGGCTCCGGCTCAGGCTCCGGCGAGTAGACCTCCCGCTCGCCGACTATCTTGGGCATCGACGCCATCGGACCGTACTTGTCCAGGTAGTGGTCCGGGGCGAACGTCCGGGTCTTCCAGATGGCGTCCAGCGGGTCGTCGCCCCAGGTCCACCGGCCGTTCGCCAGCTCCCAGACGAAATCCCCGCCGTCATCGATCCCCAGGAACCGGGGGTAGATCACGCCGCTCATCGGGCCCACGCCAGCAGACGCGCCAGCAGGCTCGGAGCCCGGTGCCCACCCTTGTGCCGCTTGCCCTTGCCGACGAACCCGCCGAGCGCGTACGGCCCGTTCCCGGTCGTCATGTCCTTGTCCGTCATCCGGCTCCCCTCCGGCGCGTCCCTCGCGCTTCAGGAGATACCTTACCGTCATGCCTACAAGGTAGTCAACGGCTGAACGGACTCAGGTTGGTCACGCCCATCCTGCCGACCGGCGCGGCGAAGCTACTGGTCCCGCTCGACCTGTCGGCCCACAGCGACATGACGACCGAGTCACCACGGTCCGGGGATCGACCGAGCCGCTCCACCACCTTGTCCTTCTGCTCCACCTGGTACTTCGGCGGGACACCGGTGGTCACCTGCCACTTGGGCGTCGTCAGGTCGCTGATCATCAGGTCGTCCGGCGGCAGTGCCAGCACCGGGTCGTAGGCCGGATCGAGCATCTCGCGCAGGTTCCAGTACGCGGCTGAACGAACGTTCACGAACCCGTACTTGCCGGAACGGTCCCGTACCGTCGTCTTGCCGGACCCGGTGTACGCCAGCGGTTTGGCGTGCACCTCGCGCAACCGGTCGTAGACACCAGCCCCCAGGCCGATCACGTCCACGATCGCCCGGCCCTCCATCCCCTGAAGCTGGGCCACCTGACTCATGGTGTCGCGGCGCCGGTTGCCCACCAGCGTGAACGCCCACCCGTCGCGGATCGCGATCACCGACTCGTCACCACCCCGGCCGACGTCCACCCCGTTCCAGAGCGGGCCACCCGGGGAGGGACGGCCAGCACGGTCCCAGTCATGCCACCGCTCGATCGCGGCCTCCAGCCACGCCAGCGGGATCACCGCGTCCTCGTCCCCGGCGTGGAACTGGCCCAGCACGCGGTTGTGGTACACCGCGCTGTCCTCACCCCATTGCAGGCGCCGCTGATCCGCCCACGTACGCGAGATGCGACCGGCGGTGATCGCCTCGTCCAGCGTCACCGATCGGGTCCACCAGTCTTCATACCCCGGCGCCCGCCGGTGGATGTCGTAGAACCTCCCCGACGGTGAACCCGGCGTGCTCATGGCGAACGCGTACGCGTTGTCGGCGGTGTCCGGACCGGCGTTGGAGAAGGCCCCCTCGATCGAGTCCCAGGTGGCCGGGGGGACGATCTTCGCCTCATCCAGCAGGTACAGCAGCTCCTCGGCGTGCGCGCCCTCGATCCGCTCCGGCTGGTTGCTGGCCACGGCCGTGGCGGCGCCGTACTTCAGCTTGATCCGCAGGTCGAGTAGCTCGCTGTTCGGCTTGAACGGGGCCCGGCCGAGCGTCACGAAATCGATGCGCCCGGCCCACTTGTGGATCTCCGGCCAGAGGTACACCTCCAGATGCCGCCATGCGCTCGCCGTGGTGATGATCTTCCAGTCCCGTCCGGCCAGGTCGCGCGTGGTGGCGAACCAGTTGACCAGCACCGCGCCCATGAAGCTCTTCCCCAGCCCGTGCGGCCCCTTCACGGCCACCCGGCGCCGGACCGGTAGTTCGTCCAGCACCTCCCCCTGGTAGCCCGCCAGGTTGACGTTGAGGCAGTCCCTGGCCCACGCCACCGGGGAGTCACGCCAGCGGCTCAGTCTGGTCCGGCTGATGACCTTGCCCGCCAGGTCGATGGGGCTCATCCGTCAACCGCCTTCCTGCGTCGGCGAGCTTCGGCGAGCTCCTGATTCATCCGGTCCCGGGACTTCTTGGATCGCAGCGTGTGCGGGCTCATCCCCGGTGTCCAGTGCTCGCATCCGGTGTCGTCCGGTACCAGCGCGCGACAGGCGCCGCACGGCCGGTAGGTGATCATGAGGAACTCTCATGTTCGATCACGTCCGATGCGTCGATGTCGATCGTGCCCAGGTGCTTCTGAAGCAGGCCGGGCACGAGCGCCGCCTGTTCCGGGGTCAGCACCAACGCTTCCAGCATCACCGCGATCCGGCCCGCGACCACGTCGCCCCAGCGTTCGGCCAGCGAGGTGAGCCGATCCGAAATGCCCATGTCATGAGCCGTCTTGGCGTACCGCACGACCCGGTCCCGCTCGGCCGCCTCCAGCGCCACCAGCGCCCGGACCTCTTCGGACTGGACGTAGATGCTGCCGTCCTTACCGGCGGCGCCGTACCGGAAGCCGATCAAGCCTGAGGCCTGAGGCTCATCCTCGGTGACCGGGTTGCCGGGTTCCTCCGGCGACTGGGTGACCTGACGCTGCAACAGCGCGGAGTACGCGGCCAGCCGCAGCCAGGACATCTGGAGCACAGAGAGCACGGCCACGCCCGCGTCCATCTTCGCGCCGGTGCCGACCGGCGACCACGCGCTGATCCGGGCCTGACCCTGTGCCCTGTGGATGTTGCCGCTGTACCCGGCATGGGTCCGGCATTTGTCCGTGCCCTTACGTGCCAGCTGGTGGCACTGGCCTCGGTTCTTCCTCCGCTGCGCCGTGCACTCCAGCCGGGTGTGTTCCGGGCACCACCTGGCATGCCCGGGGTTGAAGTCCTCGGTGGTCCGGATCGGTCGTGTCGGCATGCTGCCATCCTACTTCCGGATAGGGGGGCATCGGTCACCTCCCCGGCATACCTGGAAAGCACTCAGCCCACCACCTGGACGGGGAGTCGGGTGGCGGGCTGAGGCTGGACGGAACCCGGGGGCCCCGCATGATCAGGCTACCCGGCGGGAGTCCTGACACTGAACTGTCAGGTGATGGACGGCCACGGGGAGGGGGCGACACTCGCCGCGCCACCGCCGATCACACCGGCGACCGCGTAGAAGAAGACGATCAGCGCGGGGATGAGCGAGACGTAACCAAGGACCAGTCCGGCCACCGCCATGTTCCTCCCCTTCACCGTGTCGTTGCGGGTCTGGCTGACCCCGACATGACCGAGCACCACGGCCGCGATGCACGGCAGACCCAGCAGACACCAGCCCGTCAGCACGCCCACCACGCCGGTCACCAGCGCCCAGACCGCGACCTGACTGTTCGGCCGCGCGTCGTAGGTGCCGGTGGCCCACGGAGCCTGGCCGGGCCGGACCTCGGCGTGCGGGTGCGGTGTCTCCGGCGGGATGCCGTACTGGGCGAACGTGTCCAGCGGTTGACGCTGGGGAAGCTCGCCCCCGTGGTAGGTGGCCCCCGTCTTGTCGTTGCTCATCGTGTCTCCGGTCTCGCGGTAGATGTCGGTGCGTACCTTACAGTCTGTACTTCTAAGTCACAAGGTATCCGGGGGAGGCAAGTACCTCCCCCGGATCGCCTCAACCCTTGGCGTAGCAGAGCGACCAGTCGGTACCGGCCCGGCTGACGTCCGCCAGGATCGGCACGCCGCGCCACTCGAACGAGAGCGCCTTGACCACCTCGCGGCCGATCTCCTCGGCGTCCTTCTCCGGGACGGCCAGAACTATTTCGTCGTGGATCTGGGCTCGCAGCATCGGCCGGAACTCGGCCGGGAGCTGGAGCATGCCGTGCATCATGATGTCCCGGGCCGCGCCCTGGCCCATCAGCGCCGGGCCCTGGGTGTAGGCGCGCTGGGGGTCCGGCCGCATCATCCGGCCCCATCCGTTGTCCAGCAGCGCACCGGACTCGGCGATCGCGGTCACCTCCTCCTGCCACATCACCAGCCGGGGGAAGCGCTCGCGCATCGAGCGGTCGAACTGCTGGACCAGCTCCAGCGGGATGTCCTGGCCCTGGCTGATGGCCTTGATCCCACGCCGGTAGTTCCAGCCGTGGCCGATCGCCTTGGCGTCCTCCCGGCGCGCGACGTCGCCGAACAGCGCCTTGGCAATCTCCGCGTGCGGGTCCTCGTGCTTCAGCATCTCGATGTACGCAGCGTCCTGGCTGAGTCCGGCCAGCGCGCGCATGTCGACCTGCGACAGGTCGGCGGACAGGAGCACCTGGCCCGGGTCGGGGAGGAAGATGGCGCGTTCGACATGGCGACCGCCGCGCTTACCGAACACGGTCAGACCCGGGCGAGTCACCGACCAGCGGCCGGTGGCCTGGTCGAACCCGACCTGGGGATGAACCCGGCCGTCCGGGCAGGTGTAGTCCTGTGCGGTCTGGTACACCGACCGGGCCGACACGATCCGGTAGATCGACTTCACCAGGTCGCGCAGACCGGGGTTGTTCTGCCCGTACTCGCGGCCGTAGTGCAGCATCGCGTCAGCGCTGATCTGGAGGTCTTCGCTCTTCGGTGTGCGCCACAGGGCGCGGCCCGGCACGCCCGCCTCGATCAGCGCCTTCTCCACGGCCTCCTTCCCCGCCTTGGACGCCAGCGGGCTCTTGTACTTGATGCCCTTGGCGTCGGTGGTGGGCACGCCGTACCGGCTCGACAGGGTCTCCATCGCTTCCCGCTTGCGGTCGTTCACCGCGTCGACCCGCTCGGTCAGCAGCTTCTGATCCACCAGGAACCCGTTGATCGAGATCTGCGCGGCGAGCGCGGCGACCCGGTGCTCACGCACCACGTACTCCGGCACGGTGCCACCCAGCTTCTCCAGCAGCGTCGCGTGCAACCGGCGGGACAGCTCGACGTCCTGGACCATGTAGGCCTTGAACGCGCGGCCGTCCTCCGAGTCGTCGATCGGGATGTTCGCCCATCCGCCGTACTTCTTGTCGAGACCGTGGCTGACCTCGGTCATCTTGTGGCCGAGCCCGTACTGTTCCCCCAGCGCTCCCAGGTTGTACTTGCGGGTCGCGTCCACGCCCTTGTCGCGGGCCATCGGCGGGTCCAGGTAGCGGGCCACCAGGAGCGCGTCGAACAGGCGGCCGTCATCGGCCAGCCGGTGGACCTCCGGCATGGTCAGCGCGCCAGCACGGACCAGCGCGGGGAGGTCGAAAGCCATGATGTTGTGGCCGGTGATGGTCTTGCCGGTCCGGATGTCATCGACCACCGAGACCGACACGGCGTCGTTGAACGCGGACACCGGCCCGTCCTCGATGGCGGTTGCGCCGATGCGCACGTACTCGGTGCCCGGCGTCCGGTAGAGATCATCGGCGTGGCCGGTCTCCAGGTCGAACGTGACGACGTCCTCGGTCGGTTCGGGTTCAGGCCGGATGTCCGCCCCGCCCTGACAGTTACGGGCGTGGCAGTACACCGGCATCACGCGGGAACACCCGCACTCGTCCAAGAAGCACGGCGCCAGATCAGTGCGCACGTGTTCCCCGCCGGACAGCAGGCCGGAGCCACACCGTGAACAGGTGTCCACCTGGCTGTCTGCCACCCCGCTGTCAGATGTTGACGTCTCGGTGTCAACTTCCGTCTGGCAGATGCACGGCATGACGTCCGGATACCCGCACGGTGCCGGATGGCGCGGCTCCGGCTCGACCGGTGCGGGCTCGCTACCCGGCGCCGGGGGGAGGTCGCCCTCCTCGTGGCAGTTGCCGCAGAACTCCGGCAGCACGCCGTGCGGGCATAGGCCGTCGTCAGGCTCGACCGGTGCGGGCTCGCTGCCCGGCGCCGGGGGGAGGTCGCCCTCCCAGTAGACCCGGTACACGCTGACGTGGCCGTGACCGGACCGGACCCGGTCCAGCCAGTACCCGCCATACCGGCGCGACCGGATGCGGGCGTACGCCTCCCCCAGGCTCTTGCCGTAGGTCTTCTCGCTGGGGTCGTCCAGCTTCGGCGGGGCATGGTAGTTGTCCAGGCCCAGCGTCAGCGCCTTGGTCTTGACGTCGGCCGTCTTGAACTCGTCCTGGCCGAACTGCTCGTACAGCCAGGTCAGGTGGCTGATCCAGTACTGCGAATCGAAGTCCGACTCGGACCGCCAGACCTTCAGGTTGTCCAGGAACTGCGGGACCCCGGCGGTCTCGACGATCCCGCCCACGATCCGCTCCCAGCCCTCGAACGAACCGAACGAGACACCACGGGAGGGGTAGGGCTGACCCTGGGCGAACCAGGCCCGGACCAGCGTCAGGATCGCGGTCATCAGCTGACGCCGGTTGGCCCGGGTCCAGCTGAGCAGGTCCAGGCCGGACGTGCCCGGGTGCCGGAAGGTGTGCGCGGCCCGGTCCTGCGGGTTGGCGTACTTCGGCCGCAGCGCGATCCGGAAGACCCGGCGGGTGATGTCGCCTTTCACGTGGACGTTGTTACCCAGGCTCATCCAGGTGACCCGGTTGGGGAAGTTGGCCATCGTGCTGACACCCAGGATGCGGTCCTGCCAGGTCTCTGCGGTCAGCGCCTGGGCCAGCGGCGCCCCATCCAGGGTGTGCGCCTCATCGAAGATGAAGAACTCAGCGCCGGTCCGGAACGCGCTGGTGATCTGCTTACGCAGCTCGTCACTCTCGTCCACCCAGTTCATCGGCTGCGCCGCCTGCCCGGTGTAGACGGTCAGGATCGAGTCGGCCAGCAGGTTCTTGCCGACGCCCATCTGGAGACCGTCGATCACCGCGAGCGGCGCCCGGGGGACCATGCCCCGGATCGCCGGGGTGACGACCAGACCCAGCAGGTTCGCCAGGTCGGGCGCGTCGTCCACCGGGAAGTCGCCGAGCCACTCGGTCAGGATCAGCTCACGTGCCGCCGTGATCTGTTCCGGACTCGGCTGGTCCGGTACCTCGATCCCGGCGAACACCTCGTCCGGCATCAGGATGGTCCGGGTCGTCTCGTCGTATCCCGGCTCGGTGACGATCGAGCCATCAGGCCGGACGAACGGGGCATGTGCCAGCCGGTCCAGGGGTGAGAACCGGTCCGCCCGGCTGGACACCGCCATCATCGTCCCCGGGTCCGGCCACGCGAACCCGTACGTGGTGCCCTGTGCCCCGTTGTTCTCGTTCACCGTCATCGCCGTGGACTGCACGATGTCGTTGAACGAACCCTTGTCCACCGGGGTCATCCCGGCACCGTCGAACCGGCTGATCACGCCGCCGTGGCAGAACAGCTGCCGCGCGTTCCAGCGCTTCAACAGCGCGTCGGTCAGGTCGTTGATCACCTCGTGCCTGTCTCGGTTGACCACGATGGTCACCCGGTCCCCGCCTCCTGTCGGCACGGTTCCTCCCTTGGTCCGCTTGGGTTTGGTGTCGGCGGGCTTGGCCTTGGCGCCGGACAGCACGCGGGCCAGGTACGCCGCTCGCCGGTCGGCCGGTCGTCCGGCCAGGATGTCGTCCAGGCCGGACTTGTTGGCTCCCCCGGGGAGGCGGCCGAACAGAACCTTGGTCGCGCCCTCCATGATCAGAGCGTCGGCCAGTCCGATGCCCGCCTCGAACACGTCCGGGTTGCTGCCCGCGTCGCTGTCCAGGATCACGACCACCTGGTATCCGTCGGCCACGATGAGGTCGGGGATGGGCGACCCGTCCACCTGCCACATCCGGCACCCGGCGATGCCGTAGACCGAGACGTCATCGGGGGCGTAGCTGGCCCCGGCCAGGCATTGCTTGGTCCCCTCGATCACGACGATGAGCCGGGGGTTCTCCACCTCGCGCACGGCCCAGAGCACCGGTTGCTCCCCACGGCCGAACACGTACTTGCGGGGTTTGCCGCTCTTCTGGTCCTTGGTCGGGTTGTCGGGACGAGCCTGGTACATGATCCGGCCGTCCGGGCTGGTCCAGGGGAACAGGATGGCCGGGAAGTTCGCGAAGTTGACCCAGTTGTCGCTACCGGTTGCCTCCATGTCGGCCCGGCTGGAGACCGTCTGAACGCCGAGCCTGTCGGCCAGGCCGACATCTACCGCCTGGGCCGACAGGTACTCCTGGTGTTCCTTGCTCAGTGCCACGTCGTGATCAGCCTCTCTGGTGTCGCTGGGTGGTGCGGCTGGACTCTCACGACTCCAGGGCTGTCAGGGCGTTCTCGATCGCGTCCGCCAGGATCGCGCCGCTGGGGGTGACGGTCCGCTCCCCGGCCTCAGCGACCCGGGCGGACCGCAGGATCTCCAGGGCGGATTTGATCCGGGTCGTGGCCCGGGTCAACTGATGGTCCTTCGCCTCGATCCCCCGCTCGGCCAGATTCTGGATCGTCTTGGCCGCGTCCAGCTCACGGCGGGCCTGGTCCCTCTCGTTCGTAACGGTGTTGAGCTGGAGGGTCAGCCGGGTGCTCATCCGGGTGATATCCCTGGCCAGTTCGTCACACCGGTCTGCCATCTTGTCCAGCTCGTCACTGAGTGTCTCGGCCTTCTGCCGAGCCTCGCCCAGCGCCACCTCCAGGTACTTGATCCGGTCTCGATCCAGCCCTTCGGCCCTCTCAGCCTTCTGCTGGGCCACACTGAGCTGACCGGTCAGAACCTCCACCCGGCTCTCCGCCTCATCGGCGCGCGCCTTCTCGGTGTGCCGGTCCCGGTTCAACTCGCGGGTCCTGTTGGTCAGTTCCGTAATCGTGGCCTGTGCGCTCGTGCAACCGTTGATCCAGGTGTCGCGGGCGTCCGCCGCCAGCTTCAACGCCGACCGGAGATCTTCGATCTTCGCCCGGAGCGGGGCGGCCACCAGCTCAGTCTCACTGGCCTGAGCAGCGGCCATCTCCTCGTCCGTGTACAGGTTGCGGCTCGGCAGGTCCGCCGATGCCCGGCTGGACCGGATTCGTTCTAGCTCGTCTTCCAGTACAACGACCCGGTTCCGGTTGAACTCCCGGCTCTCCGCCATCTCGGCGTAACGTGCCTTGAAGATCTCCAGGAGATCCAGGAACTCCGGGGCGTTGTCATCGACGGTGATACGAATCGTGCTCATGTCCGTTCTCCCCATCCTCTGACCTATCCGACAAAGGGGACTCGGGTCCCCCCGTCGTGAGATTGCTACCTTACAGTCCAGCCGGGGAGGTACACAACCGCCCCGGCTGGTTCGTTCAGCGCGTCAGCTTGTTGACCGCGCGACGTCCTGCGATCCGCGTGATCAGGTCGGCCGCCTCGCCCCGGGTCTTCACCCGGCCCAGCTGTTCGGCCGGGAACCCCTCGCGGATCAGACGGCTTTTCTGCGGGTCGGACACCGCGTCCCGCAGCCACCGCGCCTGACGCTCGGCCAGCTTCTGGAACGCCTTGGCCCGGTCCTCCCCGATGCCCATCGCCCAGTCGGCCGGAAGCTCATCCTGGATCACCGTCAGCCGATGCCCCTCGTACGCCGCCAGCTTCCACGTGTCGGCTCCCACGGGCACCATCACCACCACTTCCTTGCCCGCCCCCAGACACCACGCGTCGCCGGGCAGGGGGAGCCACCGCAGCCGCGACGACCCGAACACATCCACCCGGCCAGCACCGGCCGCGTGACAGTTGTCGTGCCGCGTGACCCTCTTGCTGGTCACCGTGACCGGCAGGTACCGGTTGCACAGTGAGCACCGGTGCCACTCCGGGGAGCCACAGTCCGGTCGGTTGCACGTCGGGCACGGCATCCGCTCGGACTCGCCGTCCGGCTTCTTCCGGGCGTCGTCCAGGTCCAGACCCAGGTCCACCACGCCGACCAGCTCGTGCCGGTTGCTGGCACCGACGATGTCGATGACCAACAGGTCCCGCTTGCCGGGTGAGAGCCGGGTACCCCGGCCGACCATCTGGACGTACAGACCGTGGAACCTGGTCGGTCGGCCGATCAGGACGCACGAGATGGACGGCTCATCGAACCCCTCGGTGAGCACCGCACAGTTGCTGACCCAGGTCGTCTCCCCGGTGTGCAACCGGCGCAGGATCGCCCGGCGCTCTTCGGTCGGCGTGGTGCCGTCCACGTGCTCGGCCTTGATGCCGCGTGCCCGGAGCGCTTCGGCCAGCAACTCGGAGGTCCGCACGGTGGGCAGGAACGCCACGCCCTTGCGCCCCTGAGCGTGCTCCTGGACCGCGTCGGCCATCTGGATGATGGCGCCGGAGTCCTCGATCTCGCGGCCCAGGTCGCCGTCCGAGTAGTCGCCACCGGTCTTGCGGACCCGGGCCATGTCCATCTCGGTCTCGACCACCACGGCGGGGAGGATGGGGACCAGATACCCGCCCTCCTCCCCCTTCTTGCGGTCGCCGTAGATCGCCTCGCGGATTGACATGTAAGAGACAACCCGCTCCCACACGCCGAGCGTCTTGCCGTTGTCCCGCTCCGGGGTGGCCGTGAACCCGACGGTCAGCGGTCCGTACTCGGAGAACGACCCCATCGCGCGCAGCACCTTGACCGAGGTGGGCGCCGGTGCATGATGTGCCTCGTCATACACCAGGGTCTTGAACGGGCGCTGCCGATCCGCTTCGGTCAGTTGGGCCAGCCGGGTGTCACGGTGCGCGGTCTGGATGGACGCCACCACGACGTCCACCTCCGGGCCCAGTTCGTTGCGTTCCGCCTTGACCACGCCGGTCCGCAACTCAGGGGCGATCATCGCCAGTTTCTTCATCGCCTGGTCGGCGAGCTCTTCGCGGTGCACGAGCACCATCGACCGGCCCAGGTGGGCCCGCTCGGCGATGGCGTGCGAGAAGATGACCGTCTTGCCGGTGCCGGTCGGATAGACCAGCAGGGGGCGCTGAACGCCCTCCCGCTCAGCCTGATCGATCGCGTCCACACCACGCCGCTGGTAGCGCCTCAAGGGAAGCATCAGTGGTGCCCCCGGACCACGCTGACCGTGAACGCCTTGAACTTCAGACCCTGGTGTTTCCCGGAGTTGATCACTCCCCAGTGGGTGAACGTCACGGTTACGGTGTCACCCACCAGGGCGGCAGCCTTCTGGATCGCGTTACGCAGCATGGCCCCGTACGCCACGATCCGGACCCGGTCCATACCGCCGGTCCACAAGTCCAGGAACGGGTCGGAGTCCACCGGGGACCACGGGAGAGTCGACGGGACATCGCCGGTCCGCAGCACCACGCCGGTCACGGAGGACGACGGCTCTCCCGGGTTCCAGGCGTCCGGCGTGCCCTCGGTCAGTGTCCGCACGGCGCACATCAGGCAACCGTCCCGCACGTGCGGCTCATTCGTTGTCGTCATGACTGCGAGGTTACTCGGTCGCCTGTGAGGCGTCAACCGGGGAGGCACCGCACGCGGGCCGGGGGTAGGCCGGGGCCGGGCCGTCCTCGTGGTACCACTGGTACAGCGCGTCCCATTGGGTCGCGATGCGGATCGACTCGATGAACCGGCCGTCCTTGGACAGCCACCGCTCGATCGCGCCCCACCCGGCCGCCTGAGGCACCCGCCCGGCGCCGATCACGTACCAGAGACCACCGGCCTTCAGCAGGGCGTACGTGTAGATCTTCGGACGGGTCCGGCCCCGGGTGTCACCACCGGGTTCGTCGTCGGTGTCACGGTGCCCGATGCCCATCAGGAGCACCGTGCCGTTGGGGATCTTCCGGGCGTCCAGCTTGAACACGTCTGTGTTGCCTCTCTGGAGAAAGGGCGGACCCGCCCGGTATTTGCAGCTGCCGGGCGGGTCCTAAGGTGTCTCGCGGACCTGGGAAGGATCAGGCCGGGTGAGACTGGTGGAGCTGGGGAGGTCAGGCGTTCTTCTTCTCGGCCTTACGGACGGCGACCGAGTAGTGCTTGTACGGCTTACCGGCGTACCGGCCCTTCTTGATGATCTTCTCGCCCCAGTACTTCACCGCGAACAGATCACCGACCTGCGGGTCGGCGTCGGTAATCTCCCGCTTCAGGACGGCACCGAAGCCGATCACGCGGAACTTGTCCCCGTCGCGGGTCTGAACCGTGACGGTCGGGCACATCGGGTCATCGCCGTCCTTGGCGTAGTCCGAGCGGGTCTCCCCCACCTTGACCACGATGCCGGAGAGGCTCTCGCCCTTCTCGCCCGGAACCCAGCCTTCCGAGTCGTCCTCCTGAACGGTGTTCAGCAGGTCATCGGCGTCGTCGAACGAACCGGGCCCCGTCGTTGCGGCAGGCTCCCCGAACAGGTTGTCCGCCTCATCGAAGTCGGACGCGGTCGCGTTGACGTCGGTCTTGCTTGCAGCCATGTGAGCCTCTTTCGTGTAGCTAGTGAGTGAGTTGTTGGTACGACGCGGGGTAGCCCGACCTTGGTCCCGGGCCTACTAGACCCAGTCTCGGAATCGAACCGATGCCACCCCCGCGCCACCCGTCTCTCCGGGCTGTCATCGACCCTCTTAACCCCGGTCGCATGGGGCGTCCGCCTTGAGTTGATCGCCTGGCATCCAAGCCAGATTTGACCGGTCGTGGGCGAACCTCGGACCGCTCGCGCCCTCACCAGGACTCGAACCTGGAACTCCGCTCTAGAACGGTGATCAGCCAGTTGATCTACAAGGACTCCTACTGCGATGTTACCGGCGGGGGACGGGCCGCGAACCCGTCCCCCTCAGCATGGTCTGGGCGGGCTGTGTCCGCCGAATCCCGTTCTCGCAGTCCAACCGGAGCGGCCCCACCCGGGGCTGGTGCTAGTTGTACGCCGCGATCACGAGCGCCGTTCCCGTAGATCAGTGGGGACCCTCCGACCTACAAGAGCTACATTACAGCCTTGCCGGTAATGTCGCAATGATGACGCTTACGTGTCAAACCTTGTACTTCTTGGGGACCCGGATCGTCATCCGCCGGTACGACGAACTGACCGTTACCGCCTCAGCGATCCCCGGGTACTTGGTCTTCAAGGCGTCCACGTCGATCCGCTTGGACGACACCTCCGGGTAGGAGACGATCTTCTCCTCCCCCAGGTACGCGGCCCCGGCGTCACCGGTCCAGTCCCGGAACTCGTTCTTGATCGCGGTCAGGTCGGCGTCCGCCTTCTCGTACGCGACCTTGGCCCGCTGGTAGTCCTTCAGCCACTGCTCCGCCATGTCCGGCAGATCGGTGGACGCCTGCACGACCTTGGGGTGGAGCTTCTTCAGGAGTCCTTCGGTGATGGGGTGCCGGTAGTCGTGGAGAGGGATCTCGTCCCCCAGCACGTTCTCAGTCCAGAACCGATCGGCTGTCTCCACCATCTCGGCGAACCAGGGTTCATCGAAGTGCACCTCGACGGTGAAGAACTGGCGGTCCCGGTTGATGTGGAAGCAACCCAGGTATCCGACAGACAGCCCCAGGATGCCCATCTGCCACTGAATCTGGGCCTGGTACCCCAGGGGAGCAGACCCGGTTCCGTGTCCGCCAGGGCGGATCGTGCCGGACTCCCAGTGCTCATCATCCCCGGCGGTCTTGCACTCGATCAGGGCCTCGGCTTTCCAGCTGCGCGGCTTGCAAGCGAAGCGGTCCGGGGTCACCCGAATGTGCGGCTTGCCGTTCATCGCCCACAGTCCGCCCCCGAACCGGGAGACCATGCCGATCTCCTCCGCCGTCTTCTGGGCCACCACGTCCTCCAGCCGGTGGCCCCACTCGATCGGCGCACCGGTCAGCTCGACGTCCGGCGTGTCGCGGGTCTTCTTCTGCCAGATGGACATGGCGGTCTCATGACCGTTGGCGCCGATCAGCGCGCCCACCTCCGACCCGCCGACACCTTGCTTACGCGCGGCCAGCCACGCCGGGCGTCCGGCACACTCCGGCAGGATCAACCGGGAGATGCCCGCCCGGGGAGAAGCGAACCGGTGCGCCGGATGCGGACACGCGCGGCGCCCGCCGGAGTGTGCCAGGTGGTATTCGACCTGACTGAGTTCCGGGGCGGTCATCCGAGCGGCTCGACGGTCAGCTTGATGGACTGCGGCCAGGACCCGTCTTCCTTCTTCTCCAGCACGTCCTTACGGACGTAGGCCTGGCCCACCGCCAGCTTCTTCATCTCGCCGCGTGCCACCCCATACACCACCGTGCCGGGTGTCTCCCGGATGAATGGGAGTTCCACCTCGATCTTCTCCATCAGATTTCTCCCGTCATCGGTACGTCGTCCGGCCAGCTGTCCATGACTGCGGACAGCGCCCGTGTCCGCAGCGACCCGCGAATCCGGCCGCTGGGGAACTCTTCCAGCGAATCCAGCAGCATCTGCTCCTCGGAACGCAGCTCGCCGGACTCGATCTCTTTCAGCGGGTCGATCAGCGCTGCCACGCTGGGCACGTGCTGACACGGGGTCAGGAACACGCCCTGAGCGCAGCACCCGAACCACGGCGGCGCCGTCGGGTCCTTGCCCCGGTGCGACTTACAGAACGCCAGGGTGGCCCCGCACCCGGTGCACGGCGCGGCCTTCTGGATCTCCTTGCGTCGCGCGGTGATCAGCTTCAGGTCCACGGCCTTACCTCCCCAGCCATCCCGGTTCGATCTTGGTCAAGCTCTGCCGGTTGAGGCTCGGGAGGGACAGCACGGGATCGCCCATGTGGTCCCTCCCCATGTGCCACAGCCACCAGGCGTCACACTGGTTGTCGTCCTCGAACTCCACACCGGCGCGCTTGTACGCCTCCAGCGCCATCGCCGTCTTGTCACCGGTGCCCTTGCCCGTCGCGTACTTCTTCAGGGTCGCGGGGAGCACGGTGCCGTACGGCACGCCCAGCTCGATGAGTGCCTCACGGGCCACTCCCTGGACCATGCCGGTGATCGCTGAACTGAACGATCGTGGCGTCGGTGCCTCGATCAGCGCGTACGCCGAACCCGACACCAGCTCCATGATCTGCTGGCGTATCTGGACCAGTCGGGCGTCACCGTGCTTCGGGTTGGTCTTGATCAGCGTGGTCAGTACGAAATCCCCCGCCGACGTGAACGCGATCCCGGTTCCGGTCATCGACAGGTCCAGGCCGGACACGTTGACACTCATGCGTCAGGACTCCGGTACGGACCGTACGACTGGCACCCGTCCTCGTAAGTCAGGACGGGCGGCGCGCCCTCGAACACCGACTCGTCCCGAAGAACGACCTGGGACCCGTGCTTGCACGGTTCGTTCAACCGCCGGGCCAGGTCGGCCGCCCCGTCCGCGCTCAGGTTCCGTACCTGTTCCGCAGTCGGCAACCGGGGTAGACCAGGCTGGTCACACGAGATCGGTCCAGTGGTCTCGACCAGCGCCGCCTCCACCGTGCGGGTCACCACGTGCAGCCGGGTCATCAGGCCGACGAACTCCCGGGGGTTGAGCTCCAGGTGCTGCTCCACCCCGGGCTCCAGCTCGAACACCACGCACATCCGGATGGCGTCGGTCGCGAAGTCACGGGGCTTCGGCAGGTTGCGCCGGAGCCAGTCCCACTGACCAGGGCTGAGCTCAGCTACTACGATTCGGGTCCGCATCTGCGGCCCTCCTTCCTTCTGGTAGATACCTTACCGTAGTGACTGCAAAGTATCTACCCAGGGAGGACATCAGTTCAGCGAGCGGCGCGGTGGACGGATCGAGCGACCCGCTCCGCCATGGCGGTACCCGCGTACCCGCCCTCCTCGTAGTCGGTCCGGTCCACCACACGGCCGTCCACCACGATCAGGATTCCTTTGTCCGCGTCCGGGTCCTCGTGGATCTCCAGCAGGGTGCCCGGCCACGGGTAGCCCAGCAGCACCATCAGCTCGATCACGACCCGCTCGGTGGAGATCAGGTCGTCCCGGCCGCGCAGTTCTTCGATGTACCGCTGGAGTCCAGCCCGCATCGTGGTGGGCGCTCCATCCGTCAGGTCCAGGACGGCCTCCTGATCCATCGCGGCGATCGAGTCCAAGACTGTGACCACCGCTTCACGGGTCTCCCCGGTCTGGGCTACGCCGTCGCGGATCGCTTTCTCCCGGGTCACCGCACGCTGGCACTGGTCCAGGTCATCGACCCCGATCAGGAACTCTGCCAGTGCCTTACCGACGATCTCTCTCATCTCTTTCCCATCCTCTAAATGAAAACCTCTCCCACCATGAACTACATTACAGCCATGACGGTGAGGTGTCTAGCCCTACTGGTAGTCGATCCCGACCAGGTCACAGAAGGACCGGTCCCGCGCGCTCCGAGCCGGATGGGCCAAAGCCCAGGAGCAATCGCCCGGGCCCGGTTTGTACTGCCACCCGTCGCAGAAGTAGTTGCCGTTGTAGACCACCGGGTACACCCCGCACGCTGGGCACGTGATGACCCCGGAGCGGCCCGCCGGGGAGACGATCCGGCCCTGGCTTCCCTCGCGGTTCGCCGTGTCCTGACCTTCCCACCAGCGGGCTCTCCGGGCCGTCATGAACGGTCCTCGAACAGGTCGCCGCAGTCGTCGCACCGGATGACCTTGAGGTCAGCGACCTTGCGGGATGCCCGGACGATGTTGGGTTCCTCGCACGTGCAGGTCAGCTTCAGGTTGGTGGTGCTCGGCGCGGCCGGGGTCTTGGGCTTGCGGCCGATGCTCTCCCCGCCCTGGTCCTCCTCGTCGTCCTGGCCGCCGAGCCATCCGGGGAGCCGGACCATCAGGTGGATCTCAGCCTCCAGCTCGTCCAGCAGGTCCTTGTACTCGGCCAGGGTGGCGGCCGTCAGAGTCACGCCGGAGAAGCCGTTCTGCGTGTCGGCCTTGCCGGTCTTGTGCTCCAGACCCATCTCCTGGGCCGTCTTCAGGAACACCTTGTTGTGCCAGCGGCCCTGACGGCTGGTGTCCTGCTCCCCACGGTGCTCGGCCAGGGCGTGGGCCGACTCGTGCAGCATGGTCTGAAGCACCTGGTGCGGGCCCTTGGCCAGGGTCTCCCCCGCCATGAACATCTCGTGGATGCGGGTGCTCTTGTCTGCGTCTGACTTGACGTTCCAGCCCTCCGGCCGGAAGTGGCCCCACTTGTTGTTCCCGTTGCCGATCCCGGCGCCGGTCACGATCACCACGGCCGGGACCTCCGGGTGGTTCTGCCGGATGCGCTCGTGCACCCGCTCCAGCAACTTGACCACGCCGGACCCGGTCACCTCCCGGACGGCCGCCGCCTGGCCGCCGGTGTACGGGTACTCAGTGCCCTCGGTGGCCCACTGGCGGGCGTCCTCATCCTCGGCGACCTTGGTGGTCTGGGCGGCCAGTGCGGCGAAGCTCGCCCGGCGCTCGTTCTCGAACCCGTCCAGGATCAGGGCTTCGGCGTGTGCGTCGTCCAGGGCACCGGAGACCCGGAAGTCCTGGGCCAGTTCTTCGCGCTCAACCTCAGTGAACTCCCCGGCCTCAACCTCGGCGACCGGAGCCGCTTCGCGCTCCGCCTTGACCTGGGCCATGGCCTTCTTCATCCCCTCAGCGTCAGCGTGGTGGGTCTTGGCGTAGCTCTCGATCCGGGCGTTCTCGTCCTGGCTGAGAGCCGGAACCTCGGTGACCTCGGCGACCGGCGCCGCCGGGATCTTGATCTGGCTGAGCTGGACGGCCGTGTCAGCGACCCGGATGCCCCGGCCCCACTGGTCCCCAACCGCGCCCTGGGTCGTGAAGACCACGGTGGCCTTGGTCCGGCCCAGCTTGGCAACGACGCCACGGCGGAGCCGGTCACCCAGTGCCCAGACGTGGACGATCTGGCCGACCTGCAATTCGTTGACGCTCTGCGGGCTGACCCATCCGTCCGGGGTCTCGTTCAGCGCCTCGATCAGGGCCACCAGGTCAAAGGTCTGGCCGTTCACGTCGTAGTTCCGAACCTCGTCGATGCTCAGGTGCTGGGCCATCTCGCTGTCCTCCAGGTCGTCGTCTTGCTGATGTGGAGAACCTTACAGGCATGACTCTTAAGTCTCAAGACTCTGACCCTGCTTTGTGGGATACCTCACAGTCATGCCGTTGAGGTTGACGCTTAAGAGTCACGACTGCTAAGTTCCTCACGGTGGGATAGGTCGGTTCAGGTGATCTTCACCGGGACGCCTGTAACGTTTCAATCTTTGTTCGACCTGCGGAAATGCGGAAAGCCCCGGTGTCGGCTCACCGGGGCTTTCCTGGGATCGGTGTCCGGTTTCCCGCCGGGTCGATCCTGTGGGGAGGTCAGACAGCTACAGGTACGAGGTCTGTTCGCGCGCCCTGGCCGGGCCGGTTCGCCAGCCAGTCGTCCAGGTCGGCACGCAGGAAGACCGGCATGCTGTACTGGTCCACCACCTCACGGTGGTCGATCTTCGGCCCGATGCCGCGTGCCTCGTAGCTGGACAGCGTGTTGCGCTTGAACCCCAGGTAGATAGAGGCTGGGCCGTACCCGACGAACTGGGTCACGCCCTCGTACTGGTCAGGCATGCTAGACGTATCGATGGGTTCTGTCGCCACGGTCTCACCCTCTCTCAAACGCGAATGGTCCACGCCGTCACTATACAGGCACGCCTTTTAGGATGGCAATGATCAAGACTTCTAGGTCACAGCTCAGGACGTCGAACTGGTCCTGAGCCATGCGTGGATCTGGTCCCAGCCCGCCGGAGTGTGGAACTCGTCATAGGGCGGCGCGTCGATGTGCGACCCGGTGCATGCCGAGGTACGGAACAGGTACCACCGGTACGCGCTGTTGTTGACGACGGTCAACGTCTGCGAATACCCGTTGAAGTCGGCGAAACACTGGTTACGGGGAGCGTCGGCGACGTCCCGGTTCGGCATGATCACCGTGCCGAGAGGCGGCGGACTGATGGTGTTGAAGGCGCAGATGGAGTGCGCGTAACAGTTGCTCAGTGCGGCGGTCTGAACCGGCGCGGCCGGAGCCGGGGAGGTGATCCCCAGCGCCGCGATGAACGCGAGCGTGAACGCGGCCAGCGCCTTCCTGATGGTGCCCGTCATCCTGATGAGTCCCGTCTGTAGGTGGCGTGCGGTCAGTCGCACACGAGGGTGTTGCGGTACGCCGTCATCCCGGCGCGCACTGCCCGGGACCTGTCACCGAGTGGACCGGCCACTGGTTCGGGCCCGGATAGGAATACGTCGATCATCGCGCACATGGCGCGGTCCTGTTGCAGCTCCAGGTGGTCCCGCTCGCGGTCCGCCTGGCGTTCGTTGGTCCATATCCAGAAGGACAACAGACCGGCCAGTACCAGCGCGCTCACTCCCCAACTGGCGAGCACGTACCAGACTCGCCGGGGGATGGCCCACGTCTCCGCCGTGGGGCGGACCTCATCACCAGGGGAGGTCATTCGGTGTCACCCGATCCCGCCGTGGACGGCCCAGGCGATAGTGAGTGCTGTTGCTCCGACGACTCCAGCGACTGCGATGAGAGACTGTCCCGGGTACCTGGCCCTGAGAGCCAGAGCCTGAGAAATCCGGGACCCATCATGGTCGCCGCGCTGATCAGCATGAGCGGCCACGGTCCGGCCGTGATCACGGTCCACGTACCCCAGCCCGATCCCAGCGCCAGAAAGAACAGGTCGCGCTGGAATGCCGGTAAAACTCTCCGTCTGGTGGTCACGCACTGGTCCCTACCTTTCCGGAGCCGGGCGCTGTTTCAGTGAGGTTACCTTCCGGTTGGATGACGGCCCTGATCTCGCGCCCCGGACCCGGGCGTACATCGGGTCCCTGACGACCGGGCCGTTCCAGTCCAGCTCCAGCGCCGATCCCTGACAGTGCTTCTCCGCGCGCCGGTCGGCCGCGCGGTGCTTGGTGATGGACGGTACGGGCCGATGGTCCACTAGGGATGGCCAGGTGTACCAGACCTCTGATCCCCTGATCCGCGTCCAGCCCGATACCCGCATGTCATCAGGTACCCCCGTCATCCGGTCGGCACGCGCGATCATCTCGGGGATCAGCTTGGTGGGGAGGCAGATGGCGACGCCCCACATCAGCTTGAGGCTGACGACCCAGCACGCCTCGCGCCGGTCCGCGTCCGCCGCGATCCTGGACCACCGGTGCGCGACCGCACCTCCCCGGCCCAGGTACGGGCAGACCGTGACGTCGTCGGGCACCGATTCCAGCGCGCGCTCCAGTCCGGCCAGCAGATCGGGGCACGGCACCGCGTCGTCCTGAAGCAACAGGTGGAAGTCGGCGTCCGGGTCGGCCAGCTCCCACGCGGCGCGCGCGACCCGCCAGACCCGGTCCGAGTTACCGGACGGCGGGCCCTCCATGTCGTAGTGGACCTGGACCGGCCGATCCAGCGCCACGAGCATGTCGGCCACCAGGTCGACGACCTCGGCCTGCTCGGCCTCGGGCACGAGGAGGCGGCTCGTGATCGCGCAGCCCTGCCCGGCGTGGGACGTGATGGTGAAG